CTCCACATGCTCATAAGAGCACCGTACCCCTCCAAAGGGGGCACGGCCCTACGATATCAAGCTAGGAGCAAACCATGACCGAAGGTCAGAGGGTCGTCCGTTGTTCTCTGGGTGGCGAACAGTTCTTGTTCGTCCACGAAGAGGCGTCTCACACCGAGAGGGCCGAGGTACTCATGTCTGCGGGACTTTCATCCCACCAGATTGTGTACGCCGACCCCACTGGGTGGACAGCGAATTTTCCGTGGTCAGGATACGTCTACTCAGCAGAGCTGAGTGAATGGATCTACCGCGGGCAATTCAACAACGATCAGGTGGCCAACATGGTGGATTACACCGTTGGCAGTTCCTGACTCCTAGAATGGGCTATCGTACCTCAACTTGATACGGACGGTTGAGGGACGTCCAGCACGGCATAGGTGCTTCTCATCGCGGGTAGCTATCCGCGCGATATCATTCACCTCGGTAAACGAGGGAAGAGGATTAGAGAACACCTTCATTAGGGCTCCTGAACCATCCAATGGGGAAGGAGGAGATTCAGAGCTATCAACATAACCCCTGACAAGGGGGCTCTGCCAATCACGGTGGGTCCGTTCGGTATCGTACCCGAGAAAACACCACCGGCCTAATACGGGAGAGGATGGCATGACTACCGGAAGAGGGATTACCCGTCCCAGGTAGTTGTCCAGCCAGGTGACCGCGTCACTCCATCCACGCTCATAGAGCTGGTTCCGGAGTGAAACTGCGCTAACGATGCGCACAGCGTCTTCACCTTCTATCTCCTTGCCGTACCTCCGTTGCTTTGGAAGCTTCTGTCGGAACCGGACTAAAGATACGTCCGATCCGTCATAGAACTCCGCACCGCAAGACTCACGGAACTTTCCAGTCCAGAAAGACTTGCGCCGGTTGACCTTTAGCCCGAAGGCTTCCAGACAATCAGCAACGGAACGCGCGTAGTCCACGGGGACTATGATATCATCCCCGTAAACGCGCACCTGGCCCCTAAGTGACAGAACGTCACGCCGGGTCAGGGGTCGATTAAGCTCTTCCTCGATCGCGACAAAGACAATAGTTAGGAACACCATAGCCTCGATCGGAAAAGTAAGAGCCGAACCCATAGACGCAAACTTGGCTAGGCGTTGAACGCCAAAACCAGGAACGTCAGCTGACCGAGACCGACAAGCTTGGACAGCCCCTGCAATACGGGGCTGCCAGGCGAACATCGCTCGGACCAACTGATTGGAGACGCGATCGGAAGCGTCGCTCAAATCGAGCGTCGCAAAGTGTCCTGTGTAGGACCCGATCCTCGCCAGCCGTTGATTAACCGGCTGATCGAGGAATCCGATCATCCCCCCAACGAGATTGTCAGTCTCTAGGCGGGGGATCAACGCATTTGCAAGAGCCTTCTGTGCGAACATCATGCACGTAGGCTCCTTAGCAATTATGCGAGGCTTCTTCATCGTCTTAGGCACAGCGAGCACCCCTACTGGGCGCTCCTGGCCGGGTTCGAGGAAGGTGAGACGGGACAGCCACGCATAGTGGTTGTCGTTCGGAGAAAGAACTCCCGATGAAGGGAAGAACTCTTCGAGTCTCCAGGTCCACTCGTCCTGATCCCACTTGGCGTTTCCGTCAAGTCGATCGGCAGTTTTTCCTGGACCGTGCTGACCACGCAACCGGTAGTGTCGTAGCTCGGCATCAAGCTGAGCATAAACACCGCCGAAAAGCAGATCAGCGACACGACTAAAGACATGAATCCGGCCTTCCGGCCGAGTCCTGTCGTGTCCCTTAACTTCCTTCTCACACTCAATGTAATCCTCCATCGCTGAGATCTCTCGTGCAGGGGTGCACGGGAGTTCAATCTTGTAGAACGCCAACGTAAGCTGGCGGACACAGGATATCGCGTCGATAGACGGAACATCGAGTAATCGACCACTTCCAGAGTCAAAGATTTGCTCAAGGAAACCCCGAAGGAACTTGGGGAGACCTAGAGACTTTCCACGGCTTCGCCCGAAGGTGAAGGCAGGAAAGTCACATGGAGCTACCTGACCATTGTCGAGGGCTGTTTGAAGGCCAACGGCAAAATCAGGTAAGGTGATCGTCAGAAATGACTCACCCTCTTCTTTGACACGTGCCAGGACCGTGGTTAGGTCCTGGTCGGTGCATACGCCGCATCTGCTCCCGCTTTCTAGCAGGAGCACCTGCCAGAGTGACATAAGGCTTTTCACACAGGCCCCTTTCAGGGTTCGTGATCCGTAGCCATGCTACACTGACCTTGTGTTACTCCTCCGTCAGGACTCGCCGCCGATAAACTTGGTCATGGCTGCGTAGCTGCTAGCTGACAAGAACGCAAGAAAGCCGTTCGTGATCAGCAGCTGCTCAGCAGCCGTATAGCCAACCTTCGGCGCGTCCACGGCCAACCACACTCCGTAGCGATACGGGGCGTTGTTGGTCGGGGTCAGCGGGTCCGTGGCCGTCTTGTAGTTGTCGAGTCTGATGACTCGCCGGTTCCGGGCTCCCAGGTTATGGGCGATCGAGAGCTTGTAGCTCCCGTCGTCCTTCTGGAAGACACCGGCCGGAGTCCCCAAGCGGGGCAACGACTGGGCGACCGAGTTGATTGTGACGGATTGTGGGTCAGCAAACATGGCATCACTCCAATAGGAAAGCCCCCGCGAGGGGGCGAAGGTAACCGGAGAAGGGACTTTTCCCAACCCGGTGTCCATCCTGAGATGGAAAACTACTGCGTTAGGGCCTAACGGCCCCTGGGACGTTTGTCACGCCCAGCGCAGCAGCTATTGCCAGTTGTTGGCCTGTCAAAGCACCATCAACATGACGGAAAGTGAAAGGAGACACGGGGTCTCGAGTCTTCACCACGCGATTGCTCGTCGTGGAGAAGTCGTGCTTGTTTCCAAGCGCGTCCTCGAAGCCCTGTGCGAAGTATTCCTTCTTGGAGACCGTGGTTTCCATGACGTAGGCGTACTTCAATGCCGGGCCGAAATTGATAAAGTCCGACAACGCTGAGATGGAATTCCCAGTGTTGCTGAACCAGTCAACGGCCCAGCTCCAAGGTGCCAATTCCCAGAGAACTTCTGGACTCAAACTCAACCCTAGAAGCTTGTCAGCTTCCTGGTTGAACCTAGTGAACTTCCCGATCAGGGAGTCACCGGGGTCCAGATAGTACTGGTAAGCCGCAACCACCCACCGTTTACGGTGGACAGATGTTCGCGACTTAGTTGGCCGATAGATGACATTCCAACAGTCTCCGTTCAACGGGGCGGCATAGAAGCCGCCTTCGTCGACGAGACCGCCGTTTGTTTCATCTACAGGGAGGTCTGCTCGTCGTCTTATGACCCGTCCACTATCGCGCTTAAACTGCGTGAGAATTCTGTGAGAATCCTTCACAGCGTGGCACAAATCATGAACGTCAGACACAAAAGGCAACCATCCAAACTGGACGTTGAGGTATTCCGATCCATAGGACCGGAAATCCCTAGCTCGAGATTCGAGGACATCCCCGCCGATTAGGCGAGGTAAACCTTCCCTCTTGAGTTCCCCAAGTGCCTGAGACAAGCCTGCCTCAGACTCGGTTGGTGACAAATTCTTCACCACAGGCCCGGCTAGGGCCTGTAAAACCTCTATCGACGACGCTCCGTAAACGGGGCCGTTTAAGTAGAGATTTCCGAGTCCTAACGTACCTAAAAAGGATGGACCCGTGTAGTGCCACCATGTTCGCCCTGGAATGTTTCCATCCATGGCGAGGTGGTCTACCTTAGTGTCCACCCAGAGCTTGTCCGTATAAAACGGACCACCCACGTTACCGTGAGTGAGAGTGGCCGCTGGCCACTCATGGCCCTCAGAGTACGTTACCTGCGTGCTAGTGGTTGTCGGATGCTCATATGCATGAGTAGTGTTTCCAAACCGGGAGTCATAGAAATCCATGACTCCTAGCTTTTGCGTTTCACTCCGACTCTTCCACGTCACGTCCCTTGGATCCTTTCATCGTTTAGG